CTACACGCAGCCAAGCCAAAGGACTGGTATGGGACAAACTCAAAGATAGATTGGGCAGTCTCAATTGGTTGGCAAAAGTAAATGAATCAGATCTTGCGCTTACTCTGGTTAATGGCAGTGTTATAGAATTGAGATCAGGTGATAGCTATGACCGTATGAGAGGTTATGCTGTGAACTACATAGTGTTTGATGAATTTGCTGACATTGACAAAGAAGCATGGTTTAGTGTAGCAAGAGCATGTTTATCTGACACCATGGGCAAGGCTATGTTTATTTCAACACCAAAAGGATTGGGCAATTGGGCATTTGACATTTACAATCAAGGACTCACCCAGGAAGATTGGGCAAGCTGGCAAATAACCACAGAAGCTGGTGGACAGGTAAGTGAAGAAGAACTTGAATCAGCTCGCCAGGATTTGGATGAAAGAACCTATCTACAGGAATACTGTGCCAGCTTTGTTCAATATTCAGGCGTTATATATTACAACTTTGATAGAAAACAAAACTGTGAAGCACACTCAGGAGATATACCTGATCAACTACACATTGGCACTGATTTCAACGTGGATCCTATGGCATCAACTGTGGGCTATCGTAGACCAGATGGTGTGTTCCATGTTATTGACTATCTCAACATATATGGATCAAACACACATGAACTATGTGATGAAATAAAACGCAGATATCCAAGATCAAGGATCACTGTGTATCCAGATGCTGCTGGCAGTCAAAGAAAAACATCAGCAAATGGTATGACAGATATTATTATACTACAGAACGCAGGATTTACAGTGCGTGTGCCCAACAGAAACCCACCTGTTAAAGATAGGATAGCTTCAGTTAATTCACGACTGTGTAGTTCAACAGGTGTAGTAGGATTGAAGATAGATCCCAAGTGTAAACCAGTGATTGAAGCACTGGAGAGACAAACCTACAAAGAAGGCACACAAATACCTGCCCATGATGGTTTTGAACACCAAAACGACAGCTTGGGTTATGTAATACACAGTTTGTATCCTATCAAACGAGACAGATTAGATGAACCACCTGGTAAATGGCGTGGAAGACAAGGAAGTAGATTATGAGTGAAGCATATGAACAAATTACCTCAGGCAATGAGGATTACAAGAAAAACAAACAGCGGTATATCTTTCTTTACCACAGCTATATAGGTGGAGATGTATACAAAAAAGGTGAATACCTAACCAAATACACCAATGAATCAGAAGCAGAGTTTGAAGAGCGTGTGGCAACTACACCATTGGACAACAATGTTGCTGGTGTGGTAAGTCTATACAACAGTTTCTTGTTTAGACAAGGTGTCAACAGAGACTATGGCAGTTTGGGGTCAGATCCAACCATTCAGGACTTTGAAAGAGACGCTGATCTTGATGGTAGAACCATTACAGCATTCATGAAAGAAGCAAACACACTGGCATCAGTGTTTGGTATGACTTGGATTGTGATATCAAAAGAAAATGTTGGTGCTACCACATTAGCAGAAGAAGTGGTTGCTGGTGTTAGACCATATTTGAGCGTGGTATCACCGTTGATGATGTTGGATTGGAACTACACCAAAACCGCTACAGGGCGTTATGAATTAGACTACTGTAAGTATATTGAAGAAGAAACAGATGACTACACCTACATCAAAGAGTGGTATCCAGACAGTGTTATAACCACAGTTGTTGACCATGATCGCAGTGAAGTAAAGTCAGTGGACATAGCAGAAAATCAACTGGGCATAATACCAGTTATCGCACACTACAGCAAAAAGTCAATCAAGAGAGGTCAGGGCATCAGTCTTATCTCAGACATTGCTGATCTACAGAGAGCCTGCTACAATGAATATTCAGAGATTGAGCAAACAATCAGATTGAGCAATGCTGCCAGTCTTGTGAAAACACCAGACACAGAAGCAGGTGCTGGTCCAGGTGCTATCATACACATTCCAGACAACTTGCCTGGCGAACTCAAGCCTTATCTACTACAGCCACAGGGCACCAGTGTAGACGCTATCTACAAAAGCATACATGAAAAAACACAGGCTATGGATCGTATTGCTCACCTGGGTGCGATACGTGAAACCACAGCAAGAACCATGAGTGGTATTAGTAGACAAATGGAGTTTGAACAACTCAACGCAGCATTAGCTGAAATAGCAGACAATCTTGAGCTCACAGAAGAGCAAATCATGAAGATCTATGCGCAGTATCAAGCCACTGTTTGGGATGGTGTTATTGAATATCCAGACAGTTTCAACATTAGAGACGCAGCAGCAGACTTAGAGTTCTACAACGCTGCTCTCAATATACCAATCCCCAGTGATGAATATCGTCAAAGTGTTCAAAAAGAGATTGTGAAAACTGTGTTGGGTGCTGATTCACAAGAATACAGAGACATCGCCAACAGTATTGAGATGCCTTTTGAACCACACAGTATGATCTCACCCAGTGGAGAATCAGTAGAAGCCAGCACATATGTAGAACATGTAGCATTGGCAGCACAAGGATATACTCATGGGTAAACAACTAAAACAATTACAAGAAACAGCAAGCGTAGAATGGCTAATCGCCACAGGTGAAATTGATGACGCAACGAGTGTATCCAAATTTGGATATAATGGACAAGTGGGCACCGCTTGGGAAACTGTATGGGATGGTAACAATGTATACACCTACATTGATACAGCCAGTGTAGCTACAGTTACCAGTAGTGATACAGATGACAATACGGGCACTGTAAAAATATCTGGTGTAGATGCTAACTATGATCTAGTAGATGAAACACTCACCATAGGTGGCTCAGCAGGAGTTGTTGAATTCTACAGAGTATTTAGAGCAGAATTGGTCACAGCAAACACAGGCATTGCTAATGTGGGCACACTAACTGTCACAGTGGATTCCAAGTCAGCAGCAATTATAGCACCAACCAATGGTCAAACACTAATGGCTATCTACACTGTGCCCACAAGGAAAAAAGCCTATCTCATCCAATTAGATGTAGGATCAAGCAAAGACGCAGAAAATGAAATTAGAGTAATGGTTAAAAAGAATGGACAAGTTCAAAACACCAAAGACTTTATTTCAATCAGAGGCGGCTTTGTAACCAAACCTTATTCAATACCACTATACATACCCGCAGAATCAGATATTGAAATACAAGCACAAAGCGGAGCAACTTCAGCAGTAAGTGCTGGATTTGAATTAGTATTAGTGGATGATTAAGGTGATACATGTGTATATGATCATCATCATATTATTATTAATTGTAGGAATGGCATGATGGCAAAGAGACCATTAAAATATAGAGGTGCTACCTGTAGTGTTGATTGTTCAGGCACACGAGCAGGATTCAACTATGGTATGGCAGGTGGTAGTAAACCAAATCCACGAGCAGCAAGTTTTAGCCGTGGTCTTAGAATAGCAAAGAAAGCTCTAAAAGCAAGAGCCAAAAGAAAACGCCGTAGTAGGTGAGATTTCAAATTATAGGAGGGCAAAGCCATGGCTAAACACATGAAAAAGAAGACCAAACGCAGAGGTGGTCGTAAAAAATAGGTTTTATTGATGTTTTTTTGATAAAGGCATAAATAAAATTACAATTTACTCTAAAGGAGGTTACGCTACATGAGCGAAGAAATCATGGACACACCAACGGAGGCTACTGACGCTCCACAACAAAGTCAGGCTACTGAGCAAAAGATGTATTCACAAGAAGACTTTGATCGCCATATGAGTGGCTTACGCAAAAGTCTAACAGACAAATTTGAAAAACAATTTGCTGAACTTGGAGACATCAACGAACTGAAACAGTTGAAAGCCAATGCTGAAAAAGCAAAACAAGAACAGGCTATCAAAGCTGGACAGTTTGAGGATCTAATGAAAGATCTTGCTCAAAAGAAAGACGCTGAAATTGCCAAGAGAGACAACATTATACGAGAATATCGTATTGACGCACCATTGATGAACGCAGCAGCAAAACATAGAAGTGTTAATCCTGATCAGGTGAAAGCACTGCTCAAAGACCAAATATCACTCAGTGATGTTGGTGATGTTGTAGTAAAAGATTCAAACGGTGTAATAAGATACAAGGATGATGGTAGTTTATTTGGCGTGGATGATTTGGTAAGTGATTTCCTCAATGCCAATCCACACTTTAAACAACCAACACCAGCTACAACAGGATCAAAATCCTCAGTTTCTCCAAACAATAGCAGCGATTTTTCACTTAGTGATTTGGATATGAGAAATCCAGAACACAGAAAACGCTATGCCAAGGCAAAAGCCAACGGCATAATCTAAAGCCTAACATAGGAGAATAC